CTTCTACACGTTAAGCTGCTTAGCTATGTTCACTAACTTATTGGAAGTTATAACTGTCCGGTCTGAACCGGGGAGATAATATTCCTCTAAGAACTGAGGTGGTTTTAGGTCTGTAGGTGGAATAGGAATCCTATTAGGAGTCATATTCTCCATCAACCCGGCCATGCCTTGAAGTACGGACAGAAAGTTCTGTTCTTTACCAGCGGCAACCAACTTAGCGAAGTGTTGTGCGGCCAGTGCCCTGAATCTGATGTGTTTAGCAACAGATGGCATAGGCAAGATGTCTTCTTGACGGTTTATCAGCCGTTCTCGAAGGACGGGTGATACCAATTTGGAATATACTCCAGTTGGTATCCACCCACATCCACCCATGTACCTTGGAAGAGTACATAAGGTGGGCACAACATCTAAGAGTGATCTAGGGACCAACGGTAAAACCATCGGTCCGAAGACGCGAAGCACATCCATTACATTGTAATTCCTAATAGGAGTCCATTTGTATTTGGATGTTACGGAATTGGTAGTAATAACCTTACCTCCGAATTCTGCAACGCGACTAGATGTGAGGCACTTCTCCTCCTGAACTTTGCAGCCCAAAAGTAGAAGCATCTTCCTGTACTCAATGTACACCTGGGTGTTCGATATGCAAATATCGTCACCAAGTATCACGTAGTCTCCTGGTTTCGCTCCACACTCTTGTAAAAGGGCGTGGTGTGAAAGTGCGAAAAGAGGAAAGGACGGTCCAAGTCCTAGGGGTTGTCCCCTTGTGAACTTCTTATCCCCATGAGGGGAGGACCACACACCTTTAACAAACAACTTCATCATTTCTGATAAAAGTTGAATTCGGTTTGCACCATTCCTGTCCTTAGGTTTGTTCTTTTCCAGAACAATATCCATAACCACGGACTGGTAATGCCAAGGGAACAAGTTTGTAGCATCGGACAAATCTACAGAGTACACAATAGTGTTCTTCTGTTGAAGCCAACGCTGAACTTGACGGATACCTTTCTCTTGGTCAAAAGTACAATCGGCCTCTACACCTCTAAGAGTATCTAATAAGATCTCCTTTAAAGGGTCTAGGATAGATTGGCCTACCCTTATCGGGTTAGCCACAACACGCAGTTTAAGACCAGGCTCTTGGATAAAACCAAGAGAACCCACATAGTGGTGTTTCTTTCTTCCTGTTGTGCTGTTCCAGTCTCCTGCTTTAGAAGCGGACGACATTGAAAACAGTCTTCTATCGAGGAAATCTTCGATGGCTCCAGTAGCATACACATGATGTGTAACTAAGGGCCATAATGGAGAGTCCACGGCCATAGCCAAATCCATTGACAAGTCTGTTTCGGTTCCACCTGAAATACCATCACTGGTATACGTGTGATCAACCTGATAGGCTTCCCAACCAGGAATCCTGGGCAACCCCTTCAATGATGAACGGGACCTGTCTAGGTAAGGCTTAGGTTTTAAGGGGTTACCCTTAATCGCCACTTTTCTAACCCATTTCTGGGCTATTTCAGATGGCACAACCATTGTACCAGTACTATCAGCAGACTCCATAGATTGATAAAATTTATTGAGTTGCTCCTCAGATTGCTCCGAAGCGATGTAATAGTTGTACACATGAATCATGTGTAACCTATTCTCAAGCTTAATTGATGTGTCCCGAACAAGGGCACCCCAAGGGCCAGAGAGATAACCTGAATCTGGATTAACATTCAGACTACCTAACAAGATAGTTTTAAGGGTTTTCATACGTTTCACAACGTATTTAATCCCGGAATTTACTTCCCAGGTTTTCAATTCTGAGAAAAGTGCTCCTGCCTTCCGGGCAGGAACGCCGAAGCAAGCAGCTGTAGCGAGAAAGAGTGATTTGTTCATACAACTTAATTGGTTTATGACACATGTTCCAGGTCTCAATATGACACAGGTTTAGTCCCGTGAGCCCCC